TTACATCGCCCGCCTGATGCGCTCGCTCAAGGCGACCACAATGGCGGCGTCGTCGACATAGGTTCGGCGGATGCGCGAGACGCTTTCCACTGACCATGCGGCGATGTTGGCGATCTCCTCATCGGTGAGGCCGGCGCGGCAAAGATGGGTCACGAAGGTGCCCCGGCAGTCGTGCAGGTGCTTCCGCTTCGCGGGCATGTCTAGTTCGGGCTGCGCGGGCTGCTCAATGCCTCCGGCCTTCGCGACGGCAATGACGGCCTCGGTGAGGCTCTCGGGCTTCCACGGCCGTCCGCGCGCGCCCACGAGCACATGATTGACGCCCTCGGCACGCGGCAGGGCGCGCAGCTCGTCGAGCAGCTTGGACAGGGCGGGTATGACCGGGATGACGGCGCGCCGGCGGCGGCCCCGGCTCTTCTTGAGCGCGGTGCGGATGATCGCATGCTCGCTGACCTCATCCCATGTCAGCGCGGCGAGGTCGGCGCGGCGCATGCCGGTGAGGCAGGCAAGTTGGATGATGTCGAAGGCGCGGGGCCGCTCGATCTTCTCGGCGGCCGCCTTGGCGCGCTCCAAGTCATCCGGCGTCCAGATGATTTCGGCGCGATCGGCGGCCTTGTAGATGGCCGGCACGTCGGCCGCGACGTTGAGCAGGACGCGGGCGCGGAGCTTGCCGAACTTGAGCAGCTCCGACAGCACCGTCACGCCGATATCGGCGGCGCGAGGGAATTGGGACCGGCTGTCGCGCCATTCCACCACCTTGGCGACCATGCGCGGATCGTTCCAAAGGGCGGTCGGGTGCGCGCCCCACTTCGCATCGATCAGGTCGAGCGCGTCGCCCCAAAGCTGGCGGGTGGAGGCAGCGAGGCCGCGCCATTCCGGGCTTGCCGTCGTGAGGTCGGCCGGGTTGCCGCGCCATTCGCGGATGAGCCCGCCAAGCGTGGCGGCCTTCGTCGCCTTCTCCTCCTCGGCGAGATCGGAGAGGGCCTTGAGCGCGGCGGCATCGAGCTTCGGCCGATTGGGGCCGATGGTTTTCATGATGCACGGGGCGCCCTGGCCCCGCCACGCATAGACGTACCAGCGGATCGGTTTGCCCGGCTTTACCTTCCGTACAAAGTGGAGCCCCTCCACGTCGCTCATATCTTGCCGGCGGCCTCCAACTGATCGAACAACGATTGCGGCTTGGCCTGCTCTACGCGGGCCTCGATCACGCGAATCACGCCGTCAGGGGAAACCTCGAAGCCGGCCACGTCAAGGCCGAGGGCGCGCGCCGTCTCGATCACGCGGCGGATGGCGACGCGGCCGGGGTAGCCGTGGGCGGCGTTGGGGGTGTGTTCCCTGCCCATTAGCGCCCCCTGTTGATCGGCGCGCCGTCGACCATGCGGTTGCGCGGTGCATCGTCCATTCCACGCCAGCGCGGCATCCCCACGGCGGCGAGATCATCGCGCGAGAGGATGAAGGTTTGGCCGTTCGATAGCTCGTAAATGGCGCCTTCGCCACCCTTGCCGCGCACCGATCCGGCGACGATGGGGAAGCGGGCATTGGCCGCGATGAAAGCGCTGGCGTTATCGGTCATCGCTTGCGTCCTCAACGGGCAGCGCCGGCGGGATCATGAAATGCGAGGGCGGCGGATTGAAAATGGTCCAGACGGCCGGATATCCGTGCTTGAGCATGATGTTCCCCGTGCGCCTGTCCTTGTAGCAGCCGATCAGCCTTTCAGCCCTGCCCGACCATGCAACGTCGAAAAACGGGCCATCGGTATCGTCGCCGGCCGGGGCCTCGGCGATCGGTTGCCAAGGTGCAGAGGCGCCCGCGACAATCGCCATGATCCAATTTTTGCCGTCGTCGTTCAGTTCATCCCACTCGCTCGCGGCAAAGACACTGATGACGGGTTCACTATCGACGATGGATTGAGCGAACTGGTAGAGTTCCTGTCTGGTCATGCTGCTGCCTTTCGTTGAGCGGCCTCGGCGATCGCGCGCGGGCCGAAATGTTCGGAAAGCCATTGGCCGAGCTGGACACGGTGTCGACCGATGCCGCCGGCGTCCGTTTCGGTGATCGCCATCAGGTGCCAGAGGCTCCCGCCGTAGGCCCGCCACATCGCATCGCGGTACAGCTCACCGCCGGCGAAAAGGACGGCATCGGCCGCTTGAACGAGGGGGCGCACGCTCTTGGCGGTGGGTTCGCGCACGAGCTGGGCGGCGCGCTCGGCCGTCATCCGCTGTTCGTAATCAGCGATTTCCGCATCGGCCATGATGAAGCCGTGCAGGGCCGACAGTACCGTGATCCGCAGCTCGCCGGATTGGATCGCGGCTTGTGCGCGGGGCAGCTCGGCGAGGCGGGCGCGAAGGGTGCGCCACATCGGGCCATCATAGCGCCGGATCGCAGGCATGATGCCGGGATCGGGGCGCTTCGTGGCGGAGCAGGCCATGATAATCAGTTTCATGCGGCGTTCCTTTCCTGCTCGGCCTCGGCCATCATGCGCATCGCGTCGGGCTGCAGGTTGAGGATCATCTGCAGCATGTAGACGCCGGGGCCACCGCCGCTGCGGGCGGCGCCGGATGGCTTGTAGAATTGGTGCCACCACAGCATCGCGGCGAGCGTGTCGACGCGATCGCGGGCGGTGGTGTTGTCGGGGCGCTTCGCGAGCGCCTTTTCGCCATGCTGGATCGCAGCGCGCAGCTCGTCGATCATCTGGCCGCGCGTCATGCCATAGAGGTGGCGATCGGGGCTGAAACGATGGTCGACCGCGCAGACCCAAATCTCGGCAATCGCCTTCATGACGTGGATTTTGTGGCTGGCCTCGGCGCGCGTCATCAGCCCGGCCGCGACGCGGCGCGGATAGATGCTGCAGCGCTCATCGAGCATGTAGCGGGCGAAGTCGGCGAAGGCGGGGTGGAAGCCATCGGCGACGAGGCGGGGCAGTTCATCGGCCATGGGGATGGTCCTTCGAGCTGGGCGGGTGCCTGCCGCCAGACGGGCGCAATCAGCCAGTCCGGCGGCAGCGGGCGATCATCGCGTGGCGGCGCGGATGGCACGGAAGGCATCGAGTTCGATCCGGCGGGCGCGTTCGGCCCATCGATCGAGCTGGGCATCTTCGGCCTCGCGATCGAAGCTGCGGGCGATCTCGGCCCGGACCATGCGGGCGCGGCGATGGAGGCCGGCATTGGCGAGCCTGATCTGCGATGTCCGCATGTTCGCGATGATCGCGGCGCCGCGCCGGATGCGGTCGCGGCGGGCGGTCATGCGTCGCCTCCTGTTGGCTTCGCTTCGGCCCTGATCTCGCGCAGCACCGCGTCGATGTGCCAAAGGTGGAGGCGGTTGCCCTTGAGTGCAGGGGAGCGGTAGATCGCCATGGGCGGATCGTTGGTGAGGAGCAAATCGCCATCGTTGACAGCGTGATCGTCAAAAGCGGACCACCCATCGATGACGCGGCGGCTGCGAAAGTGCCGGCGAATTGCCTGCGAATGATGAGACATGCCAGTGCCGGCCGATCCATAGACGATCGTAATCATGCGGCGGCCGCTGCGATCGGAGCGCGGAGGACGCGGGGCCAGCAGTCGGCATAGGTCGACTTGGCGGCGCCGGGCAGGGTCACGAGGCGCGGCTGTGGCGGGCGGCAGCAGAGCATGCGCAGCTCTTCGCGGAAGTGGGTGCGGCTGAGCTGCTTGGAGGTCGAAACGCCCGTGGCGGCCGCGTGGTCGAGATAGTCAAGGTAGAGGTTCGTCTCGGGCGTCCAGTCCTGCTGGCGCGTCGAGTGATGCGTGCGGGCCGAGGACCAATTGCGAAAGCTGTTCGTCGGATCGTGCGGTGAGCTGTGCATTACTGCCTCCCGGGAAGTTGCCCGATCAAAGCGGGAACGTCACGGGAATTATGTCGGGAAAAATCCCAAGTCAACGGGAAATTTCCCGAACGCTTTCGGGAAGGGCTTTGGGCTACAGTTTTCGCATGGGAGACAAGGCCAATGATTGAGATCGTAATCGCGGCGGCCGTGGCGCTGACAGCGGCTCCGGAGCTGCCCGACGTGACAACCGAAGCGGCATCCTTGGCCGGCGTCGATATCAGCGATCGGACCTTCAACGATCAGGTCTATCGCATGTGCGGCGCCAATAGCGTCTGCCAAGACGATCAGCGAAGCGGTCGGCTCCGCTTCCTGCAGTTCTATCCCGAGGCGTCGGACAATGATCGGCGGCGTATGGTGGCCGAACTATCGGCCAGCATCATGCCCAGCGGGATCATAAATTGGGCGCGCGCCGATCAGATGCTCGGCCTCGCGCAACTGCGTACCGCAGAGGCTTTCCCCGACGCGCGCAAGGCCGGCGGCCGACGCGGCGTCTATTGCACCTCGAAGATATCGAAGAGCGGGCGGAAAGCCTCCACGAGCTGCTTTTGATCTAGACCGAGTAGATTTCGGCCGGCTGCAAAATCTTATGCATCCGGGCGATCATTTCGCGCTTGATCCGGAACCGCATCGGCGGATTGAACTGTTCCAGCTCGACATAACTGGCCGATCGGGCCACAAGCCGCTTGGCGAGGACGGTAAAGACGGTTTCGTCGTCACCCTCCTCCTTCCTCAACTGGACAAGAACATAATCCAGAATGGCTGGCGGCTTGTGCGGGTCGATGAAGGCCGGCTCGCCGGGCGTATACTTCGGCTCCATGGAATCGCCCTCGAAGTAGATCGCGTAAATGCCTGGACGATTTATGAGCCTGAACGGCCGTCGCAACTGGTCGACAGCCTCATTTGGGAAAAGCGTTAACGTTTCGACTGACTGCAAATGACCATCTTCCCCCACGGTGAGATCGGCACCCAATCCGGTCCCGAGTACCGGAATGGTGGGCGGCTCGTCCTCTGGTCGCGAAATGCGCTGAAAGTCTGGTAAGGCTTCGCGGTGAGGCGTGCCGGGATCCTGAGTGCCGGTCTCAAGCCAATGCACCGTTGTTTGAAGGACCTCGGCCAAGCGCTTTAGCCGGTCGCTGCCAATCGATCCCTTGCGGCGCATATCCCGCACGAGATCGGGCTTGCCCACAGCGGCCACCGATGCCGACAGGTCACTATTTCCCGTCGACCGCAAGCGCTCGTCCAGCCTTGCGAGCATTTCAGGCGTCACCGCTACCATTCGGGAATTATCCCTAATTTTGCCCCATATTTCACTCGGGATTTTTCCCGTTGACCGATCGGGAATTTTCCCGGATACGTCGTCGCGACGCTATGGAGGTCGCTTTGACGCTCAAGGAAAGTCTCATTGCACTGGCCGATGCTTGGTGCGCCGCTACAGGGCGCCAGCTCTCGGGCCTGAGCACGTTGGTGCTGAAGGATAGCAAGTTCTTCGGCCGGATCAGTGGCAATGCCGGGCTCACCGTTGCGACGGTGGAGCGGTTCCTCGCCTTTTTCCGTGAGCCGACCAACTGGCCGGATGCCTCCATCCCCGACGACGTGGCCGCCACGCTCGCCCGCCTGCCGGCACATGAGCCGCAGACGCAGCTCGAAATGGCGCTGCCATGACCGAGGCGGGGGCTATTACGATCGGGGGACTTTGCGGCGTCGGCGGCCTTGTCGGACTCGTTCTGCTCTCCCTCCTCGCCGGCTATGTCGCCGATGAGGTCCGCATATTCTTCGGCGTTCGCGGCCGTTGGGCAGCGGAGCGGCGCGCCAACGATGACGCTGCCGACGACAATGATGAGAGCGCCTTGCATGGGGCGCGGAATGAACCCGAAACGACCGCCCTCGACAGCGGCAAGTTCGGCAGTTTTGCCGGGGGTATCGATGGCTGAAAATCGAACCGCGCAGCTTGATCCGCGCTCGCTGTCGCTCAAGCGGGCATTTCGCGCGCTCGTGGGCGCCGCCGGCGGGCAGGAGGAGGCCGCAAAACTGTGCCGGCGCATCCGCCGGCATCAGACGCATAGCGACTATGGCGCGCCGAATGTCGATCAGTTCGCGCCGGTCGACGTGATCGCGGAGCTGGAAGAGGTGACGATGAGCGCGCCGGGCTGGCCGCACGTCACCCGCGAGCTGTGCGCCCGCGCCGGCGGCCTGTTCGTGCCGGCGCCGCCGGGCGAGCTGGGCGCCGCCGACTGGCTGCAGCGCTGCGCGCAGCTCCTCAAGGAACATGCCGACCTGTCGGGCGGGCTCGCCCGCGCGCTCGCGGATGGGACGCTCTGCGCGCGGGACATTCACGAACAGAACCTTGTCGCCGAGGCGGAGCATCTCTTCGCGCTGTCGGGCGAGGTCTATTTCACGCTGCGGCGGATGGTGGGGGAGGTTTGATCGTGAGTTTCACCGTTCCAGCCTATCTGATCGAAACCGAGGCCAGCGGCCGGCGACTGATCGATTATGTCCGCCAGATATTGGATGCGCCGCTGACCGAGGGGATTACCGTCGGGCACGTCAAGCTCGCCGACTGGATGATGAGCGATCCCGTCGTGCTGCCGAAGCTGGTCGAGCAGGGCGGGATCGCGATCGATGCCCTGCTGACCGATCGGGCGCGACTGACGCCCGAGCAGGGCGCATATCTGTTCACCATGACCGGGGGCGCGATCCGTCTTGCCGACTGGCTCCGCCCCTATCCCGATGTCGAAGGGCTCGCCCCACGAGAGCCTTCGGCATCGGCGGGCGCCGGCGCGGCTGAGACAGCCCCCCCGGCCGAGCCGGCGCCCCTCCCCCTCTCCCCCGATCATCCGCCGATCGTCCAAGGCCGGCTCGGCGAGATGGCCTCCGGACGGCTGTTCCGCTGTGTGCGCGGGGTCGGGGAAAATCGCTTCCTGCTCACGGGCATGGGTGTGGCGCTGGCGCTCGATCGGGCGGCCGCGACGGCGGCCTATGAGGCGCTCGGGCAGGCCCTTGGCCGGGATATCGAGCGATGAGCGCGGCACAAGCCCTGTCGCGGCGCACCATGGGCGTGATGGAGCCGATGGCCTTCGGGGGCACCGGATCGGTCATGATGGTCGCGGCCGTGATCGCGTGGGTAAAGGCGGCCGAGCGGGATGATGAGCTGGTCTATGGGATCGGCCATCTGCCGGCGTGGTCTAAGGCGCCCCGCGCCGTTCGCGACCTCGACACGCGCGGGATCGTCTTTGCCTTCCACGACGTGACCGAGAGCCCCAAACACTATGTGATCCGGCGGCTCGGCACGCCCTATTCCGACCCGCCGATCCCGCTGCGCGTGGCGCGCGACGCCCCGCCGCGCGATCGCGAGGAAGCGGCCTTGCTGCGGCTGCTCACCCGCGAAGCGAAGGCCGGCCGGCCGTGCCCGTCCAATCGCGAGCTGGCGGAGCTGCTGCACCTCAAGAATGGGGATCGGGCCAGCTATCTGCTCAAGTGCCTCGCCGGTGGCGGCTTCATCCGCAATGAGCTGACCGGCTTCCCGCCGGGGCGCATCATCACGATCGTCGGCCAGCTCGACGGCGAGGGGTGCGATATCCGGACGGGGATCGACCTGTGATCGTGCATCCCGTGCGTCATCAGATATTGGCGGCCACGCTGACCGGCGAGCAACGGCGTGTGCTGCGGGGGCTGCCTACATTCGACATTTTCAATTGCGCCGCCGGTTCCGAGGCGCCGCCCACCTTGCGGGCGCTGCGCCGGGAGCGGCTGATCGAGCGGATTCCGCATGATCCGGCGCCATCACAAATTGCCCGGCACCGTCTGACGGCGCTCGGGCGCCTTGTCCAAGCTGCAGCGGAGGGGATGCGATGAGCCCGTCACCTGAAATCATGGCCGAGATCGAGGCCGCCGCAGCCTTTCTTGAGCGGGAGGCGGATGCCGTCAAAAGTGGCGCCGGCTTGCCTGTCACCGAGGCCGATACCGGCTTCGCGGCGCAGCGGCTTCGCGCCTGTGCGGGGAGCCTGCTCGCCGGCCTCCACCGTCCGGATTCCGAGGTGGCGGCGTGAAGGCGCTCACCATCTGGCAACCTTGGGCGTCGCTGATCATCGCAGGCGCCAAGCCCTTCGAGTTTCGGGGTTGGCGGGTGCCGTCGTCCATGATCGGGCAACGCATCGTCATCCATGCGGGCGCACGGCCAATCAAGCTGGCGGAGGTCGCAGACCTCAACTGCCGGCTTACCGGCGATGATGCCTGGACTACCGGGCTTCACGCCGCCGAGGCGTTGCCGATCCTGCTCCGGGCCGCCAGCAACGCCGGCGCCGATCTCTTCTCCGGATATCGCTTTGAACCGCTGCCTATGTCGGCAGGGATCGGCACGGCCGTGATCGGTCCGCCGATCAGCGGCGCGATCGCGGCCGAGACTTTCGGGCACCGGATGAACGACAGCGACCGCCACGATCATGCGAACTGGGCGTGGCCGATGCTCGATATCGAGCCTTGGCCGGAGCCGATCGCTATGCGCGGGGCGCAGGGCTTCTGGAATTGGCCGACGCCGGCAAAGGTGGGGCTATGATTGTCGTTGTCGGATGGTGGGCTGTGCCGCTTGCGATCACGGCTGCGGCAGTCATATGGGCCGCGCTTCCCGAGCGGCCGGCCTATTACGGCTTCGATATCGTCGGGGTTTTCAAGCTTTTCGGCGCGGCGATCATCAGCCTGATCGCGTGGCTGGCTTGGGCATTGCTCGCATGAGAGGCGCCGCCACCCGCTATGCGTCCGCGCAGCGTGACGATCCCGCCAATCGGGAGGAGCACGACTTCTACCCGACGCCGGCCTATGCCACGCGGGCGCTGCTCGCGGTCGAGCGGTTCGACGGCCCGATATGGGAACCGGCCTGCGGCACCGGCGATATGAGCGAGGCGCTGATCGCCGGCGGGCATGAGGTCATCAGCTCCGACCTGATCGACCGGGGCTATGGCGAGGGCGGGCGCGACTTCATGATGGAATGGGCGCCGCGCGCGCCCAACATCGTGACCAATCCGCCCTTCCGCTGGGCCGCCGAGTTCGTCGATCGCGCGCTGATGCTCACCACCGGCAAGGTGGCTCTCTTCCTGCGCCTCGCCTTCCTCGAAGGCGTCGGCCGGCCGGGGATCGAGGGCCGCAAGGCGATGTTCGACCGCACGCCGCTGGCGCGGGTGTGGGTGATGTCCCGCCGGGTCCAAATCCAGCGCGGACGGCTCGCCGGCGAGGGCGACACCAACGGCGTCATGGCCTTTGCATGGTTCGTTTGGGAGCACGGGCATCAAGGCCCTTGGACGGGCGGATTTCTCGATTGGAAGGACTACGCGCGATGAGTGATCTACTGATGCGCCGCTCGGCCGAGATCAGCGATTGCGGCCTCTATCGCTATTCGCTCGAACGCGAATGGGGCGGTGGGAAAGGCTATCCGCTCACCGTCTGCATGCTCAATCCGTCAACGGCGGACGCACAACGCGACGATCCCACTCTGCTAACCTTGATCAATTTCGCAAAGCTGTGGGGCTTCTCGGGGCTTTACATCGTCAATCTCTTCGCTTGGCGCGCCTCATCGCCAGCGGAGATGCGCACGGCGGCCGATCCTGTCGGACCTCGGAATGTTGCCGCGACCGGCGAAGCCATGCTCATGGCGGCAATCACCCGAGAGCCGATGCTCGCAGCATGGGGAAACGGTGGGCACTTCATGGGCGCGGCGGCGACCCTGATCCGCCGGGCGAACGATTTCGGCATAGATTTGGTGTGTCTCGGCGAAACCCGGGACGGATCGCCTAAGCATCCCTTGGCGCGCGGGCGCCACCGTGTTCCGCGCGATCAGCAACCCCTCATATGGAAGGTCGCGGCGTAATGGCTGGCAGCGTCAACAAGGTGATCATCCTCGGCTATCTCGGCCGGGATCCTGAAAGCCGGTCATTCCAGCACGGCGGCAAAGTGGTGAACATCACCGTCGCCACGTCCGAGCAGTGGAAAGACCGCAGTTCCGGCGAGCGGCGCGATCGCACCGAGTGGCATCGCGTCGCCATCTTCAACGAGGGCCTCGCCAATGTCGCGGAGAAGTATTTGCGCAAGGGGAGCCGGGTCTATCTCGAAGGCCAGCTACAAACCCGCAAATGGACCGATCAGCAGGGCCAGGAGCGCTACTCGACCGAGGTGACGCTGCAGGGCTTCAACGCGGTGCTCGTGCTGCTCGACGCGCCGCGCGGCGGCGGCGATCGCGATGATGATCGCGCCGCCGGCTCCGGGGCGGGCGGAGGCTCGGCCGCCGCCGGCGGCGTCGGCAACTATGCCGATCTCGATGACGACGTGCCGTTTTGATCCTCCGCCATTCCGGGGCTGCGAGGGCGTGACTGACTTCTAGGCAAGGTGCTGCACATGATGATGACCGTTTGGCCGGTGCCGCTTTGCGCGGCGCCGGGCCTCTTTCTGCACCCTTCCGCCGGGGATTGCCGCCATGGGTGATCAGCCTTGGAACAAGAATGAGGGCAAGTACGACACGCCCAGCTCGTCGACGCCGAAGGCCCCGGCCGAGCAGCCGGCGGCGCCCACGAAGCGCAAGCGCGCGGCGGCCGCCCCGATCGGCGAGCCCGTGCTCAAGGCCGGCAGCGGCAATCTGATGCTCGATGCCGCACTCGCCTATGCCGCGCGCGGATGGCGCGTCGTGCCCTGCAGCCCGCAGACGAAATCGCCGATGGTGAAAGCCGATCGCGATCCGGAGACGGGCGAGAAAATCCGGGGCACCGGCGGGGTGAGCAAGGCCACCACCGATGCCGACCAGATTAGGGCATGGTGGAAGCAATGGCCGAAAGCCATGATCGGCGTTGCGATGGGCCATAATGGCCTGTTCGCGGTCGACTTCGACCCGCGCACCGATGAGGAGACGGGCGAGGTTTTCACGCTTGAGCGGCTCAAGGCCGATCTCGAAGCGCAGATGGGTTGCGAGCTGCCCACGTCGCTGTCCGTCCGGACGCAATCGGGCGGGGTGCATGTCTATCTGCGCCAGCCCAGCGACGGCGGCCCGCTCATCCGGAATCGCGGCAACCTGCCCGAGCATGTCGATGTGCGCGGCGAGGGCGGCTATGTGATCGCGCCGCCGTCGAAGATGACGAACGGCCGGGACTATCATTGGCTGCGCGGCGATGCCGATGCGGAGGCGGCCGAGGCGCCCGCCGTGCTGGTCGACATATTGCGCGCGCCGAAGGCGGGCGCCGAACAAAAGAACGTCGGCGCGCCAGCGCCGGCATCATCGCCTCCCCCTCCCCTGCCGCGCGCCGATGATTATGAGGAACAGGCCGTGCGGGCCTATGGCCTCAAGGCGCTGGAAAATGAGGTGGGGAAGGTCCGCCCGCTGACATCGGGCCGGAATAACGCGATCTCGGCCGCCGGGCTCGCGCTGGGCCATCTGGTGGGCGCCGGGGCGCTGTCGCGCGCCGAGGTGATCGAGGCCCTCGCCGTCGTCGCGCGCCAGTGGCCGAACCTCGGCAAGACGATGGACAGCATCGAGAGCGCCGTCACCAAGGGCGAGCAGGACCCAACGGACCTGTCGCACGTCCGCGCCTCCGCCCGCGATCGCGCCGACCGTGCCCGCCGCAGGGCATCGCGCGCGCATGCTTCCATGCCTCCGGCCGGGCTCGGCTCCGGCGAGGAGGAAACGCCATCCTTCCAATCCGGAAAGGTCGGCGATGAAATAGCCGCTGGCGGCGCGGAGGGGGGCGACGGCGGCCCGCCGTCCGCATCGAAGCGGGCCAAGGCGGCGCGGCGGATGCATGCGCGCCTCGCCATGTTCAACCGCACCGACCTCGGCAATGCCGAGCGGTTCCGGGAGCGCTACGGCCATAATTTCCGCTTCTCGCCGGCGTTGGGCTGGCTGGGCTGGGACGGCAAGCGCTGGAAGCTGCTCTCTTCGGAAGAGAAGGGCATCCCCGGCGAGCTGCTGGCGGCCGTTTTCCGCATGGTGCGCTCGATCCGGCGCGAGGCGTGGGTCATCATGGCGTCGGGCCTGTATGATCCCGAGGAGCGGCCGGCGGGGCTCGATCGCTGGGCCTATGACGAAAAGGGCAAAAAGCGGCGCCTGTCCGCGCTGCTCTTCGCATGGGCGGAGAAGAGTGAAAGCGCCTCGCGGCTGCGGTGCGTCGCGGGGCTCGTGCAGCCGTGGCTCACCGTCGAGGCGGATGCCTTCGATGCCGATCCCTATGCGATCAACGTCAATAACGGGACGCTGCGGTTCCATAAGAAAAAGCTCGATGACGGCACATATAAGGTGCTGTGGAAGCTCTTCCCGCATCATCGCGATCGGCTGATCACGAAGCTCGCGCCGATCGACTTCGATCCCGACGCGACGTGCCCGATCTATGACCGGATGCTGGAATGGGCGCAGCCCGATCCGGCGATGCGCCGCTACCTCCATCAATGGGGCGGCCTCAACCTGACCGGCGAGATGGGCGAGCAGAAGCTCCATTTCTGGCATGGCGGCGGTGGCAACGGCAAATCGACGGTTATCGATGCCTGGGCCTATGTCGCCGGCGATTACAGCAGCACGACGGGTATCGAGACGTTCCTCGATCAGGGCGTCAAGAAAAGCGGCGGGAACGCCACGCCCGATCTCGCCCGGCTCGGCGGCGTCCGCATGTTGCGCACGTCGGAGCCGGAGAAGGGCGCCCAACTCGCCGAAGCGCTGATCAAGCTGGTGACGGGCGGCGAGCCGATGGCCGTGCGCTTCCTCAACAAGGGGTTCTTTGACCTCCGGCCGCTCTACAAGCTGACGATCTCCGGCAATCACTGGCTGGGCATCAGCGGCACGGACAACGGCATATGGCGCCGCGTCGACCTCATCCCTTGGGAAAGTCAAATCACCGAAGCGGAGAAGGATGAAGCTATGCCCGAGAAGTTACGCGCCGAGGCCAACGGCATTTTCAACCGGCTCATGGCCGGCCTGCTCGATTATATGAAAAACCGGCTCGTGCGGCCGCAGCGCGTGATCGACGCGACGGCCGAGTATCGCGATGCCAGCGATCCGCTCGGCCGCTTCCTCAAGATGTGCGTGCGGCCGGCCGAGGGCGGCAAGGTGCAATCCTCCCACCTCCACAAGGTCTATGAGGGGTGGTGCGTTGCGAGCGGTGAGAAGGCGTGGACCAATAAGGGGTTCACCAACGCCATGCTCGACAAGGGCTATCGGAAGAAAGCCAGCAACGGCATTCAATGGCTCGATATCGAGCTGATCCGAGAGCGCAACGATTTCGTCGATGAGGACGGGAACGCGCGCGAGTTCGCCGACACGTCCGAGGCCGCGAAGCCCGTAGCGGCGGCTCCTCAACCGGAGCCGGATGCGGGCGCGTGGGGACAGGTCGACCCTCTGCCGAGCGATGGCGATGACGATCTCGACACTTTAAGCTTCCATAGCGGAAGGGACGCGGAAGGGTGTGCGGAATGATAAATTGGCGGATTTCTGCGCGTGTGGAAGGTTTGGAAGCGTTTTGATGAGCCGCTGTCGTCACAGGCGCATGCGCGCATGCGCGCAGGCACATGAACATCGCTCCGTTAAACCCTTCCAACCCTTCCAACCCTTCCAATCAAAATTATTAAATCACTGATATTAAGAGGAAATGATATGACCGCGGGCCCCGATCATCCCTTCCATGATGGTTCCAGCTCCCTTCCGCCGTCGTTCTGGCGCTTCGTTGACGTGGAAGAGCGCCTGATCGAGGCCATGACGGTGCTGATCAGGTCTGCCGATCGGGAAGCATCGTGGATCGGCGGGGGTGGCTCCTCCCTCTGGCGGATGGTGCAGGACGATCTGGACACGCCGCCCGACACGACCAAGCCGATCGTGACATGCGCCTTCACCCGCCAGCAGCAGGACCGCGCGACCGAGGCGCTGGAATGGATTGCCAAATGGGTGCCGACCGGGCCGACCCGCAAGGTGCTGGCGCGCGGATTGACGCAGCATGTACTTGATGAGCCGGCCCGCCTCGATTGGTCGGAGATATGGCTGCGGATGGGCGGCAAGGCGTCGGGCTGGACGGCCGACGCGCTGCGGATGCGCTATGGTCGCGCCATCACCATGATATGCAACCGGCTCAATCGCTAGGATTTGTGCGGGGTAGAGCGGTCAAGCCCTAGAATGTGCGTTTCTGAAAATATTGGGTGTTCGTTCCTAGGGGGTTTAGCGCTTATTCATTGATATGTTCGGGCTATCCCCTGCTCGGGCACTTTCCTCCCTGATCCTGCCGCGCCCCGCTCGCCTAGTGCTTGCGGGGCGCGGGCGTTTTGGGAGGCCAGATAAACCCCGGAGCGATGGCAACCGGGCGGGCGGCACTCTGGCCGCCCGCCCGTCGATGCCCGCGAGGGGGATCGGGGCGCGCCGCCCCTTGGTCGCGGTCGCGATGCGGCTCGGTCGGCCCCATCGGTCACGCGATGGTCGAGGTGGCGCGCCCTTGGACGGGGGAGGGGCGCGGGGGAGGCCGCGAGGCCGGGCACCCCCTCCCCCCTATGGGTCCTTCCGGGGCATCTTCGCTATGCGGGCGGCAAAGGCGCATGTGTCGCGAAAATGCTGGATTTTCTGCGGACTTATTTTTGTTCTTTGGGTTTCGGTCATGCGCGGAACATTAGCTGAGCTGGCGTCGATCGACGGCATGCCGTCCGAACCGACGCTGCGGAAGATGATCGCGAACGATCGCGACTTCGAAGGCATCATCAAGCACGGCACCAATGGCGATGCCTATGAGATCGAGCTTGACGTTGCCGCCCGGTACATCGCCGGCCTCGAAGCGAAAAAGATCGAGGCGCAGCGTGAGCGGCAACAGGCGCTCGCCCAGCTCGGCCTAGACCTCGGCCTCGGCGCCGCCGCGCAACAGCGCGAGCCCGGCTTCACGATCGCGGATCGGCAAGCCCTTCTCGAAGAGGAGGTGGTCGCAATGAAGCTTGCCAAGCTCCGCGAGACGCTGATCGACAAGGCGAGCGTGGAAACGGCCGTCTCGACCTTCCTCGTGAAGGTCAAAGACCTCGGCTCCACCTTCGCGGCCCGCCTCGCGAAGCGAGCCGACCTTAGCCGAACCGCGCTGATCGAGATCGAGCGGCTGATGCAAGACGATCAACGCGCCATCGCTCGCTTCATGCGCGAGCTGGCAAACCTCGGGTTGGAGCATGACGACGCTGACAATGACGGCGCCCGGTCTGCCGGCGCCCCGGTGGAAGGTTCCACCGCTTGAAACCGGCGGCGGCCTGTTCGCCCGGCTGTTCGGGCTGATCGAGCCGAGAGAGTATATCAGCGTCTCGGATTGGGCGCGGCGCGAGACTGATTTCGATCTCGAAGCGCTGCCCTGGCACATGGAGGTTATGGATAGTCTCGGCGATCCCGAGACCTCGGACACCGGCCTTTCCGGCCCGGCGCAGGGTGGCAAGTCGACGATCGGGCTTTGCTGGATCGGTTGGACGATCGACCGCGAGCCGGGCGATTTCGGCATAGTACAGCCCGACAAGCTCGCCACGAGTACCTTTGTCGTCACGCGGCTTGAGCCGTTCATCCGCAACACCGGGGCGGTGCGGGACAAAATGCTGTCGGTGCCCGGCGCCGATAATATGTTCCTCAAGCAGTTTCAGGGCATGTTTATCCACTCGGTCTATCCGGTGGGTTCGCAGCTCGCGCAGCGGCCGTGGCGCTATGGCTGGGCCGACGATTACGACCAGATGCCGGCCGACGTTGACGGCACGAAGGAAAAGAGCGGCCAAGGCTCGGTTGTCGGCCTGATCAATGGTCGACAGACTTCATTCGAAGGGCGCGACAGCAAGTTCGTATCGTCCTCGCCGGCCGATGAGGAAGGCGGAAAGATCGAAGCTTTCGTGGCTTCGGGCACCGATGAGCGCCTGCAGCCCGTGTGCCCGTCATGTGGCGATCGCTGGGAAATCGATACGATCCGCGATCTCAAGTTTGACGACAAGGGGACGCCCGAACAGGCGGCCGCGTCGGCTTATGTGCTGTGCCCGAATGGCTGTATCCTCAAGCCGGAAGAGCGGCGATCGCTCCTCCGCAGCCTGATCGACCTACCCCACCGGGGGTTCGTCCCGGCCAATCCGCTGGCGAGCAAGCGCCGCCGCACCTTCCGGGTCGACGGCCTGCTCTGCTTCACGAGCTGGGAAACGCTCGCAACGCTTTGGCGGGAAGCGCAGCTCGCATGGGAGCTGCGGCAGGACGAAGGGCCGCTGCGCACCTTCTACAACACGAAGGCGGGCAAGAATTATCGGTCGATCCTGTCGGGCGAGAAGCCGCTCGCGGCGGCCGAGCTGGGCAAGCGCCGCGATCCGAGCTTCGCGCTCGGTACGGTGCCGGCGGGCGTGGTGTGCATCACCATCACCGTCGACGCGCAGGCGACGAGCTTCCAGTGCGCCGCGATCGGTTGGGGCGACAAGTTGCAGAGCTGGATCATCGATCGGTGGTCTATCGACGTGGCCGACGACGGATCGCCGCTGCGGCCGTTCCTCGATCCGGCCCATGCCGAGGTGTTGCGGCACCTCTGGTCGATGACATGGCCGCTTGCGGATGGATCAGGCGAAAGCGCTCCGCCGCTGTCGGTCGCGATCGACACGGGTGGCGGCGGTTCGAAGGAAGATAGCTGGACCAGCTCGATCAAGGCGCTGTGGCACAAGGCCACCGCCAAGACGAGCGCGGGCGGATGGGGCATCGATCGCCGGCGCATCACGCTGGTGAAGGGCGGCAACAATCCGAACAGCTCGAAGCTGATGCCGCCGGCGGAGTTCGCGGACAAAAAGATCAAGGGCGGCGCGAAGCGCAATTCCCCTGATCTCTGGCTCCCGAACGTCCACCGTCTCAAGAACATTCTCGATGCCCGGCTGCGCAAGAAAAAGCCGGGCCCCGGCTATGTCAACTTCCCCGGCGCCGATCGGCCGGGCTCACCGCCCCGCCACGAGAGCGACGGGCCGGCGGGCCTCGAGGATGAATATTTCGACGAGCTGACCGCCGAAGAGCTGAAAAAGGGCAAGTGGGAGAAGATCAGGGCGCGCAACGAAACGCTCGATCTCATCGTCATGGCGATCGCCTCGCTGCTCAAGCCGGGCATGGCGCAGAGCCGCGATCATATGCGGTGGGTGCCCTTCGCCTATCGCTGCGCCAAGCAAGGGGCTTCGCAAGTGGTCGATCAGGAATCCGCGTCGGGTGGGACGGAAGAACCTGCACAGCAGGGTCAACCCGGCGATCAGGAGCGTGGCGCGGAGGCGGAAACCTCCGCGCCACCGGCTCCGAAGCGGAAGCGGCCAGCCCGGCCGCAACGTCGGCCGACAGGTGGATGGATGGGCCGGCTCCGCTGAGCCCGCACAGAACGAACGGACGTAGAATGGCAAATGCCCTGATCACCCCGGCGGACGGTGAACCCGCGCGGGTCACGGCAGGCGATAGCCTGCTGTGGCAACGCGAGGATATCACCGCCGACTATCCGCCCGCCGATGGCTATGCGCTCACCTATCGGTTTGCGCCTCTGGCCGGCGGCGATCCCGAGATTGTGGATGCCATGGCGGTTGATGGCATCTGGCGAATAGCGGTCGACACCGAGGCCACCGCCGCATGGGCGCCCGGCGAATGGCGTTGGGCGGCGGCGATCTCGAAGGCCGGCGGCCGCGTCGTGGTCGCCTCGGGCGGTTTCATCGTCGATCCCGATCCACTGGCCGACACGGCGCCCGATATGCGGTCGCACGCGCGCCGGGTGCTCGATGCGATCAACGCGACCATCGAGGGGCGGGCTACCAAGTCGCAGCTCAAGACGACGTTCGAAGATGGCCGCTCCATCGAGCACATGCCGCATGGCGATCTGCTCGCCCTGCGGAAGCATTACGCGGCCTTGGTGAAAACGGAAGAACGGCGCGCCTCGGGCAAAGGTCCGGGCCGCTTGCTGGCGAGGTTGTGATGGGGATTTTTGACCGCTTCCGCCGCCGGGACGCGGCTCCCGTCAGTGCTCCGCACGCGCCGGTGGAACATCGCATCCGTCGTGCGGGACCGATGCCGACCCATGCGCAGCGTCGCACCTTCGAGGCTGGCATCACCGATCGGCTGACCGCGAGCTGGACGACGACGGACGAAACCATCAATCAATCGCTCGTGCGCACCCTCAAGGTGATGCGCGCGCGCAGCCGGGCTTTCGAGCGCGACGATGAATATGGCCGCCGGTTCTTCCGGCTGATCCAGACCAACATCATCGGCCATGCCGGTATCACGCTGAAAATGAACTGCCGCCGGCCTGACGGTACGCTCGATGAGGCCGACAACCGGCTGATCGAGGCGGCCCACGCGCGCTTCTGGCGGCGCGGGCAGATGGACGTGACCGGCCGTCTTTCGGGAACGACCTTCGAGCGCCTGGCGCTCAAGATGGTGGGCCGCGATGGCGAGGTTCTCGTGCGCATCGTACGGGGTTCGGATCAGGGCATCCACCGTATCCGCTTCCAGCTCTTGCCTGCGCATCTGCTTGACGAAGCGCATAACGTCGACCTCGCCGACGGCAACCGCATTCGCATGGGCGTGGAGTTCGATCCGTGGATGAAGCCGGTGGCCTATCATCTCCGCTTGCAGGACCGATCGAGCGACCTCCACGGACAGCCATCGCAGCGATATCAGCGGGTGCCCGCAGAGGATATTATCCATCTGTTCGTGCCCGAGGAGGTCGACCAGTGGCGCGGCGTGCCATGGGCCTATGTCTCGCTGCGCTCTGCCCGGCAGCTTGAGCGCTTCGAGGAAGCGGCCTTGGTGGCGGCCAATGTCGGCGCCGCCAAGATGGGCTTTTTCCAACAGAAGGACGCTGAGGCCGCCCCGATCGGCGATCCCGATGCGGAGGATGAAAACGGCGATTTCACGGTCGAGGCCGCGCCGGGATCCTTTGATGTCATCCCCGACGGCTATGAGCTGAAAGAGTATAACCCCGCCTATCCCAACGAGGTGTTCGATCCCTTCGCCTCGGCCGTTGCGCGCCGCATGGCGAGCGGCTTGATGACCAGTCACCACAGCCTGACCGGCAACCTCAAGGACGTGAACTTTTCGAGCATCCGCACCGGCACGCTCGACGATCGCGACAATTGGATGGTGATGCAGGATTGGTTCATCACCGATCTTCGGCTGCGCATGTTCGAAGAGTGGCTCCCGCGCGCCATGGCGTTCGATCCGGAGCTGCGCTCGCTGCCCATGTCGAAGTTCGACAAGTTCAATGCGCCGTTGTTCTACGGCCGGCGCTGGGACTGGATCGACCCGCAATCCGACATGACCGCGAACGAGAAGGCGGTTGGCCTGCGCGTCAAGAGCAGGGCCGGGATCATCCGCGAGCGCGGGGAGGACCCGGAAGTCGTGTTCAAGGAATTGGAGGAGGAGGAGGCTCGCGGCTTCACCGCGCCGAACACGTCCAATTCTCCCAACCAGTCTCAACCCAAGGCGGCATCCGCCGCATAATCGAAGGAACGCCGATGAACGCTCCCGCGAGGTTCACCACCCGCGAGCGTATCGCCACGCGCGATGCGCTCGGCTCGGTCGATCAGACCATGCGCCGCGAAATCCAGTTCGAGATTCGCGCGGAAACCACCAACGCCGAAACCCGCACCGTCGAGCTGAGCTTCTCTTCCGAGGAGCCCTATGAACGGTGGTGGGGAACCGAAATCCTCGATCACGGCCCCAATGCCGTTCGCCTTGGCCGGCTGAATGGCGGCGCCGCGCTCTTGGTCAATCACGACACCCGCGATCAGGTGGGTGTCGTGGAAACCGCCTCCATCACCGGCCGTCGTGGCCGGGCAACGGTTCGATTTGGTCGATCGACCCGCGCCGAGGAGGTCTATCAGGATGTCTTGGACGGCATCCGCAGGCTGGTGAGCGTCGGCTACCGCATCATCAGAATGGTCCTCGAAAGCACTGGCGATGCCGGCGAGGTCTACCGCGTAGTCGAGTGGGAGCCCTACGAAATCAGCATCGTGGCCATCCCCGCAGACGCCACCGTCGGCGTCGATCGCGAAAGCGATGACGAACCCTTTGATCCCCGTTCCCTTTTGTCCGAGGAGGATGAATTGACCCGTTCCCAGTATCAGCGCCGCGATGGCGCTCCCGCCCCCGCGCCCGTCGTCAATCCGACGCCGACGCCGGCGGCCACCGTGCCGGCGATCGTCGCCAACCCGCAGGCCGAGCGCGACGCGGCCGTCAACGCCGAACGCGAGCGCGTCTCGGCCATCATCGTGCTCGGCGCGCGGCTTAATTGCCGCGAGCTGGCCGAGCGCGCCGTCAATGACGGCTCGTCGATCGATGCGTTCGTGCGCTCAATCGAGCAGGCCGAGGGCCCGGCGCCCACCATCCGCACGGCCGAGGCGCCTACCATCGGCCTGACCGATCGCGAAGCGCGGCAATTCAGCTTCCTTCGCGCGATCTACGCGCTCGCCAACCCGACCAACCGAGCGGCGCAGGAGGCGGCGGCCTTCGAGTTCGAATGCTCGGCGGCGGCGGCGGCGGTGCGCCAGACCGAAAGTCAGGGCCTCATGATCCCGGTCGATGTGCTGCGCACCTCGCTGCTGTCGGCCGATGAACGCCGTGACCTCGTGGTCGGCACTGCGACGGCCGGCGGCAATCTCGTCGCCACCAACCTGCTCGGCGGCTCGTTCATCGAGCTGCTGCGCAATTCGATGGTGTTGCCGCAGCTCGGCGCCCGCCTGATCACCGATCTCAACGGCAACCTCGCCATCCCTCGCCAGACCGGCGCGGCGACCGCCTATTGGGTCGGTGAAAACGCGGCCTCGACCGAAAGTCAGCAGACGGTCGATCAAGTCGCGCTCGCTCCCAAGACGGTGGGCGCTTTCACCGATATCGGCCGTCAGCTCATGCTGCAGAGTTCGATCGACGTTGAGGCGATGGTGCGGGCCGATCTGGCAACGGTCATCGCCCTGGCGATCGACCTTGCCGGTATCCATGGCTCGGGATCGGCCAATCAGCCGCGCGGCGTCATCAACACGTCGGGCATCGGCTCGGTGGCGCTGGGTGCCAATGGTGATGCGATCACGATGAACGCGATGATCGACCTTGAAACCGCTGTTGCCGTCGCCAATGCGGCCCTCGGCAGTCTCGGCTATGCGACCAATGCCAAGGTGGTGGGCGCGCTCAAAAAGCTGGTCGCGACCACGGGCGCTTTCCTCTGGACCAACAACCCGAACGGCGGTCGCTCGGCGACGCCGGGCGAGATCAACGGCTATCCGGTGGCGCGCAGTAACCAGATTAGCTCCGCCCTCACCAAGGGCAGCGGCACGAACCTCTCGGCCACTGTTTTCGGCAATTGGGCTGACCTGATCATCGGCATGTGGGGCGGCCTCGATCTGCTGGTCGATCCCTACACCGGGGGCACCGCCGGCACTGTGCGCGTGTCGGTGCTGCAGTCGGTCGATGTCGCGGTGCGCCATCCGGCGAGCTTCGCGGCGATCACCGATATCGTCACCGGCTAAGTCCGGCACCTCGTCACCCCGCGAGGGAGACGGTGGGCGGCTTCGGCCGCCCATCGTCGTTTTGGGGCCCCTTCCAAGCTGTTTCCGCAATCCCGATGGGAGAATGAACGATGTCGAAAATCTATGCCTCACTGCCGATCCTCGTGAACGGCAAGCACCACGATCTCGGCGATGAGATCAGAACCGACAGGGACGACGCCGCCGCGCTCCTGCGCCTCGGCCGAGCCCATGACGAAGAGACCGAGAAGGCCCGCCGCGCGGCCGTGAAGCCGGCGCCCAAGCCGGCGGCCTGATCGGCCGTCATCCTCTCCTCTAGCGGAAAGGACGCCCCATGGGCTCGATCCGTCTCAACACCCCGTTTCGTCGCAAGACGAAAGCCGGGCTCGTGTACGCCGATGTGGGGGAAACCCTGATCGTCGGCGAGGAAGTCTCGGCGGAGGATGCGGCCAAGCTGCTCGGCCGCGATCCGCCCGGCGCGGAGGAGGTGGCCGAGGAGGCCACCGATAGCGTCGCCACTGAGCCGTCGCCGGCGGCTTACCCCGCCACTGTTGACGAAGCTCCGCCCGCCGATCCGGCGCCGGTGAAAGGAAAGCCGGGCAAATGAGCGACGCCGCCGATCTGGCCGCCATCCATGCGGAGTTCGCCCGCCCCGTCGTCTTTACCGGCGGCGGCGTGGTCGCGAAACCGATCGGCGCCGTCCGCAGCCTGACGGGTGCCCCGGCCTTCCAAGGGCCGGGGCAGACCGCCCGCAAGCGCACCTATGAGCTGCTGAAAGCGGACGTTCCCGAAAAGCCCGACAAGAGCAGCGTTCTTGTCGACGGCGGCAACTGGCGCGTGATCGAGGCCACCGATCGCGATGACGCCATAGCGTGGGTGGTGGCGGTGGAGCGGATGCCATGACCTCGATCCGCGAGCAGATATGCGCCATCCTCGACGCCCGGTTGCAGGCGATCGCCGACGATCATGCTGGTGAGTATGAGCGCGACCCGGCGGCCGATCCGATCAAGTTCCCCGCGCTCTCCCTGATCGACAATGGCCAGCGGCCGTCCGAGGAGGAGAGCGACACAACCCGCTATGCGATGGATATCGCCATAGAGGTGTTTGCCGAAGGCTCGGGCGGCCTCGCTGTGTCGCAGCAGCTCAACGAGCTGCACGCCGCCATCGTCTCCGCCGTGATGGAAGAGCCGCCGATCGAGGGCCTCGCGGAGGGCTTCGAAGAGGGCGTGCTCACCCGCTCCACCGCCACCCTCGCCGATCAGGCCCGCAAGGGCTTCCGGCAGGATTTCATCATCATTTTCCCCACCCGCCGGGGCGACCCCGCGAGCCAGTAAGAGGAGTGTCGTCAATGTCTGACGAAGTGATCCGCATCACCAATGTGGCGATGCTGCTGAAAATCGAGACGACCGAGGGTGTTGATGCGGCGCCCGGCGCCGTCGACGCCTTTCCGTTCGAAAAGGACGGTTACACCTACAACCTGCCCTTCGTCAGCGAGGAGAGCAACGAGGCCACCGGCGATATGATCGCGGGCGCCCCGCTGATCGTCGGCCAGCCTGCACGGGTTTCAATCCGGGTGCGGCTCAAGGGCGCCAATGCGGCCTATACCTCTTCGGTCAAGCCGCCGCATCACGCCTTGTTGGCTATTGCCGGGCTGCGGCCGCTGTTCACCGCCGCCGTCGTGGCCGGCGCGCTCACGGCCGGCACCACGACATCGGCCACCCTGGCTAATACATTCAGCGCCACGACGCGCGCCTATCTCGGCATGCCGCTGATCCTGTCGGGCGCGGAGGCCGGCGCGGTGCCGCTGATCACGGAATATACGTCGGGCCGGGTGGCGACGCTTGCCGATGAGTTCAGTGCGGAACTCGACGAAACGACCAGCGCGGCGATCCCGGCCAACTACACCTATGCGGGAACCTCGCCGAACGACGGCGCCGATCGCATCACCGACAACCCGTCGGGTACGCTGTACCTCTATGAGGATGGCACGCTGCACAAATTCTTCGCGTGTCGCGCGATGCTCGACGAGCTGACGGCGAACAGCTCCAAACCGGGCTTCGCCACCTTCCAGCTCGTGGGCATCTACGGCGGCAAGTTCGACGCCTCGATCCCCGACGGCATTTCCCTGCCGGCGCACAGCGCGCCGACGCTGGTGAAGGGGCTTGCAGGTGTCAGCGACGCTTTCTCGGTCAATCGTCGCAAGCTGCCGATCTCGACATTCAGCTACAAGATGGCGGCCGATCTCGACAGCCCCGAGGACCCGAACACGCCGCAGGGCTACGGCGCCGGCGTGATCGGGGGCCGGGTGCCAAGTATCACCTGCGATCCGCTCTCCACGCTCGTGGCGACCCGCGACACGCTGGGACAGATGGAAGCCGGGAGCCAGTATCCCGGCGCGGTCCGTTTCAAGGGCGCTGCGTCCAACCGCATGTCGATCACCTTCCCCAAGCTGCAGATGTCAGAAAATCAGCCGGGAACCCGGCAGAAGCTCCGCTCCGATCAGCTCGGCTATCGGGCGCTCAACAGCGGCCGGGATGCGCAGGATCGGGCAACCGACGTTATCATCTGTTTCTACTGATCGCGCAGGCCGGCGGCGTGGCGGAGGTCCGCATTCATGCGGGCCTGCCATCCGCGCCCGCCGGCCTTGTAGTGCTCAACAACGTCCTGATCGAAGCGAACCGTTAGTTGCCGCTTCGTCGGGGCGCGTTGGGGCCCCCGATGCCGGCGATCCTCCAAGGCCAGCTCGATGGCTTCCTCGCTGGCGTCGAAGTCGTCGGGATCGCGGGGATCGGCTTTAAGGCCGATCGTAGATGCGCGCTTCACCATCGTTGCTTCTCCTTACAGAAATGAACCGAAACCGATCACCGCGCCGAACGTGGATCGCGGTCCACAGCTTGCCGTCGACCATGCCAATCGCCTTGTAGCGCTCTTCGCCGTCGATCGGGCGGATAGAGGCGATCAGCAGGTGGCGGTCATCGTGAAAGACCGTGGCACCGAAGGCCAGCGACACGCCGTGCTTCTCACGGTTCGCCTCGTCCTTCGCAGTGTCAAACTCGATTTCCATAAATCGTAACTACAATCAGTCCTTCCTTTCGTCAATCAGATTGTAGCTACAATCGTGAAAGGTGCCGAATGATTTCCACCACCACCGATGCGGTGCGCTTCGTGCTGCCGATGTTCGATGCCGACGATCCCCAGGCGCCGGCGTTCTTCCTGCGCGCCGGCAACGTCAATGAGCGGCAGGCGCTCGAAGCCGAGCTGGCCGGGGATTATCGCGCGGGCCGGGTCTATGACTTCGAGCTGGCGGCTTGCTTCGCCGAGGGCATCACCGAACTGATGGCCGGCGATCCCGGAAGGGATGCGCTGCTGTCGCTGATCGAAGCCGAGACCAATCTCGGCGCCGGCGAGCGCCTCCCGGCGGCCGAGCGCCAGATGCTCGCGCAGGCCCGCGAAATCCTGTCCGAGCACTGGCCGGAATATCGGGCCCTGATGGCGCGGGCCAATCGCCGGGCGCAGTTCAAACCGCTCGTGGCGTTCCGTCGCTTTTGCATCGGTTGGGAGCATGTTCCCCGCGTCGATAACGCCAAAGAGCCTGCCATGCATGCCATCGGCGTCGACAGGCTCGTGACGCTGGATGCCGTTGCCCAGCTCACTCCGCTGTGGATGCAACTCGCGGGCAACCGGGCCTATGATCTCCTCTATCCCGAGGATCAGGAAAAAAACTCCGCCGCGCCCTCGAAGTCCGACGACGGCCAAGGGACTTCGAATTTGGGCGCCGAGTAGAAAAGGGGTGGGAGATCGACGGCGAGCGGCTCGACGAAAACCCGCTGCTCACCCTGCCGGCGTGGATATGGCCGGTTATCGATCTCTATCATCTGTGCCGTAGCCACATGTCTCCGTTTGCGCCGCGCCCGCTGCCCTGTGCAGGCGGCCCCGGCGACCAGCCCGCCGCGCTGATGGATGCGTTCGCGCTTCTCGATGGGATGCAAAAATAATGGGTCTGTTCGACGCGGATATCATTCTGGATTCCGAGCAGCTCCGGAAGGCGCGCGAGGATACGGTGCGCGGGCATCTGTGGGCCGCAAAGCGCGCGGTGGCGACGGTCACGAAGCGCTATGAGCGGCGCTTTGAGGATGCGACACGTTCGGCGGCACAGGGGCGTCTCTGGCGTGCCTGGGCCTCCGATGTTGCGCCGGGGCGCGGCCGCATCGCGCGCGAGCCTGCAGGCTTCATCTACGTCAACGGCGGAGAGCGATCCCGCAAGGCGATCGAGTTCCTGACCAGCAACGGCCGCATACAGGCGAAGGACGGCGGGCCGACCGCCATTCCCTTGCCTGCGGCGGGTAGTCGGGGACGGGGACGCGACCTGACGCCCGATGAGTGGCAGCGCATCACGGGGCAGCTCCTACGCCTCGTGATGCCGCGCGGCCGCCCCGCCATGCTCGTGGCGAGCGGCACGACGAACAAGCGAACCGGCGCTTATCGCCCAATCACGAGGGCGCGGACGGCGGCCGACGAGCGGCGCGGTTTCATGCGCGGTGAGCAGGACGTACCGATCTTCGTTCTGCTGTGGCCGCGCGACTTCAACGGCCGCATCTCGAAAGAGGCGATCATGGCCGGGGCCGAGCGTGATCTCGCGGCCGAATATGAGCGGGAAGCGCGCGAGGTGCGCGCCGCCGTCACGGGCGTTTCCGACCAGCTCGATTAAGTGGGACCTATCGCATGGATATCGTCGCGCGCCTGAAACTGAGCGGGCAAAATTTCTCGGCCGAGCTTGGCCGCACATTGGGCGATGCCGAGCGGAAGTTCGGCAGCACTGGCAGTGTCATCGGACGCAATCTGTCCGAGGGTATCGGCGGAGGGCTGCAGAGCGCCGCATCGCGGGTGCCCGTCCTTGGCGCCGCCTTGGCCGGTGTTTCGGGTGCCGCTCTCATCGCAGCGTCGGGCCTCGGGGCTATCACGCTGGGGGCCGCGCATGGGCTTGCCGGCATCGAAGATTACGAGGGCGGCATCCGCCAATTGGATGCGAGCCTTAGGGCGACCGGCAACAATACCGGCCTTTTCCGCGATCAGCTCATAGCCGTCGCCAACGACATGGAAGGTGTATGGGTAACGCCTGCTGAAGAAATCATGAAGGCCGAGCAAGTGCTCGGCTCCTTCGAGGGTGTCGCGGGCCGAGTCTTCGAGCGCGCTATTGCAGGTGCGGCCGACTTGTCGGCAGTATTTGGGGGCGATCTCAATTCGAATGTGGAAAAGGTCGGCACCGTTTTGCAGAACCTCGCCCAAGGCGAGGTGAAGGGGCTGGAAAAAGGTTTCAAGCGTGCCTATCCGCTTAAGGCATACACCCACTAGATATGGTATGGTGGGTCCATTGGCCTGAGTAGAGTTCGGCAAAGGTCGGCGCCTCGATATCACTGGCGATCCCGAGGAGGGATCGGAAGGCGTTGAACGGGTAGAAGCGGCGATTGAAGCGGAAAGTGAACTCGTTGAGGTAGGCTTGCAGATGCTTGGTGCTGACGCCGTGGTGGATGCCGTTGAGCCACGCTTTGAGGTTTGAGAACACCAGATGGACGATGGGCAGGAACTCTTCGGACACCTCCGGGTCGCCACACTGGGCGATGGCGTGATGGTCGTAACCGCCGCCCTGCAACCCGCTATAGCCGCTCCAATCATCGGTGATGACCAGCGTTCCCGGCTCGACCGCGCTCTGTACAAAGCCACCAAGGGCACCGGCACTGCGGTCTGCACCGATGGCCAATCGACCCCTTCCGGCATAGCGTCCGTTCCGGCGGCGGTCCTGGCCAGTGCCAGGCTCCCGGTGACGAACTTCGACGGCGGCGACCACCAGCGTTTTGTGGTGGGTTCCCCGGCCTTCGCCGCGCGTTCGCCCGCCGATCCAGGTCTCATCGACCTCGACATGCTGACCGCTCTGCCCGCCGATCCGATCCTGATCGGGGCGCACCATCGCGGCGCGCAGTTTATGGAGCAGGCCAAAGGCCGTCTCGTACCGGGTCAGGCCAAGCTGGCGCTGCAACTGGACGGCAGATATGCCGGTCGTCTGACTCGCAACCAGGTAAGCGGCCCAGAACCACACGCTGAGCGGGATGTGGCTTCGTTCCATGGCCGTGCCGACCATCAGGCCGGTCTGACGGCGACACGAGCGGCACATCAGGATGACAGGCCGAGTGGTGAAACGAAACGGATCGCCGACGACGCCACAGCGTGGGCACGCAAATCCATCAGGCCAGCGAGCTTTTTCAAGCCAGGACGCGCAAGCGCCATCATCCGGGAAAAGCCGCTGGAACTCGGGGAGGGATTTCGGGAACGGCAGCTTGTCGCGGTCAAGAACGTCCACAATCCCCACCCTTTACAACCGCTTTGGGTGGCACCAAGCCGCAGGAAAAGTCAGGCGCGCGCCACAAGGCAGCCACTAGATGTAGTGGGTGTATGCGTCAAGCGGATAGGCACGGTTTCAAGTTCCTTGGGGCCGAAACGCTCAATTCTGTGAAGCACCTCGCCGAGATCGGGGAAACCGCTAAGGCGCAAGAGGCTCTGCTCGATGCCCTTGAACAGCGCATAGGTGGCTCGAAAGAGGCCGAAGGCAAGGGGCTGAGCGGCGCTTTCTTCCGCCTTGGAGAATCGGTCAACGGCGTCATCGAAAACATGACGCGCAGCACGGGTGCCTATGAGGGAAGCATCGAGTGGATCGATACGCTGACCGACAAGGTGAACGGGCTGAGTGACAGCATTGGACGGGTCGGCTTTAGTCGGACCTTCGGCTCGCTCTCGATGGGCTATGGCCTCCCGAAAGGCGCAGGGCCGGCCGGGCCGGAGAAGCTGACGGACGATCCCTACAATCTCAATCGCGTCCTTGGGATAGGCGATATCATCGGGCGATCCCGGGCAGACGAAGCTTATGCGTCGGCGGAGGCCCAGCGGAAGGCGGAAGCCGCGCGGGAAGCGGCTGCGGATGCTGCGAAGAAAGCGGCGACCGATCGTCAGCGCGAAGCGGAGAAAACGGCGCTCGAATTGGAGAAGAGCCTGTCCTCGCTCCGCGAGGAGTACGGCAGTCTCGCCGGCGCGACATGGAAATATGCGGAGGCGCTCGAAGCGATCGAGCGTTTGCAAAAGGCAGGCAAGATCGATGGGGCCGAGGTCGATCGGCTCAAGCTCAATGTGTTGTCCGCCGGCATGGACCCCAAGGGGCAGTTGGCGGCTGCGGTGAAAGCCCAGCTCGGCAAGCCCGACCTGACGGCCCGAGCCGCCGAGGTGCAGGGCATCGCCGACGCGCAGAAATCTGCCGTGCGCGAAGTCGCGGACTATTGGAAAGAGGTGAACAAGGCTGCGATCGAGGATGTTGCGGATATCATGACGGGCCTGATCGGCGGCAAGGCCGGGCGGCTGATCGGCGATCTATTCTCCGTCGCGGGTGGCGGCCGGGCGAACAACAGCGCGCTCAACCTGCTGTTGAAGAGTGTCGCCACCTATGATCCGGTAAAATATGCCGCTGGCGATAACTCGCTGGTCGCCGTGAAACAGTCGGTCGACAAGCTCGACAAGGGGCTGGGCGGCATCTTCGGGCTATCGGGTGAGTTCACCCAATCGCTCGGCCGCATGCTGGCCGGTGCGAGTCTTGGCGCAACTGCCGGCGGGATCGTGGGCGGTAATTCGCAGGCGTCGCAGTTCGGCGCGATGGCGGGTGGTGCGCTCGGCGAGAAGGCCGGCGACATGCTCGGCACGACGTTTAGCAAGCAGCTCGGCAAGCTCGCGGGCTTCGCCGGGCCGCTCGGCTCGATCGCCGGTGGCGTGCTCGGTTCCGTGGTCGGCGGGCTCATGTCCAAGGTGAAATGGGGCGCCTCCACCGTCTCGTTCAGCAATGGCGAACTGACTGCCGGCGACGCTCGAGGCAACAGCGGTCGTGCGAAACAGGCGGCCGAAGCCGGCGCTGGCAAGGTGGTCACGAGCCTCGAAGGGATATTGGAGGCGCTCGGCGGCACGCTGCTGAGCGCGCCCAGCATCACGATCGGCACGCGGCATGACGACTGGCGCGTCAACACCTCGGGCACGTCGCTGAAAATCGCGAAGGGCGCCAAAGAGTTCGACGGCGACCAGCAGGCCGCCATTGAATATGCGATCCAGCAGATGCTTGCCGGCGCCGTGATCGAAGGCATTTCCGAGGCGTCGAAACGCATCCTGAAAGATGGGAGCCAAGACCTAGACGAGGCGATCCAGAAAGCGGGGCTGATCGAGGCCATACCGAAATCGCTCAAGGCCCGGCTCGATCCTGTCGGCGCGGCGATCGACGATCTCAACAAGAAATGGGAAAAAACGGTCGAAGCCCTGCGCGAGGGCGGCGCCAGCGCCGAGCAGATGGCCGAGGCGCAAAAGCTCTATAATATGGAGCTGGCGGACGTGAAGGAAAACACGGCGGCGGCCTCGGCCACGCTGCGCGACTTCCTCAAGGGGCTCGGCCTGGGTTCCTCCTCGCCCTTGTCGTTGCGGGATCAGGAGGCGGCCGCCAAGGCCGCGCTTCAACCCTTCCTCGACAAGATCGACGCTGGCGCCGGAGTCGATCAATCGGCCTTCCAGACGGCCGCGCAGAGCTATCTTGACATCGAGCGCCAGCTCTATGGGTCGACGGGGCAGTTCTTCGCCGCCTTCGAGCAAATCAAGGCGGCGACCTCGAAGGCTATCGCGACGATCGACAATGCGGTTCCGATCAGCGCATCGCCGCCGTCCGACCCGTTCGCGGAAAAGACGGCCACGGCGACACAGGCCAGCGCCGATCTCCTCTCACAGATGAGCAATCAGATGACGACGCAACAGGCGACACTCGATGCAATCGCGCGGGCGTTGGCGGCCGGGTTCGGAGGGGCCAGCTTTATCGGCTCCGCCCGGAATTTCTGATGTCGGCGCTGCCGATTGATATCGCCGCGGCGATCCGCGATGGCGTTACCGAGCTATGGGAGAGTGCGGCCATCAAGGCCCGCTATCCCGGCGCGCGCGATGCCGGCTCGCCCGCATCGGAGGGGTTCTTCGACGAGCCCGCCGATGCGGCGAGCGTCGCGGCCGAGCGGGGCGCCCTGCTCGGCGCCGAGCGGCGACGTTTCACCGTGCCGGTACAGGGGCCGCTCTGGATCGACGTAACGGCGGGTCTGCCGACTTACCGCCTGATCGATGCGGGGCAGAGCGCCGATCTGCTGTGCATCCCGGCGCGGATCGAGATCGACCTCGAAAACCAAGAAACCATCCTCGAACTGTTCGGATAGATCATGTCCAATGTCCTGATCGTGAAGCCGGCTGATATCGCATCGGTCACGGCGAGCAGCAGCGCGGCCGGAAAAGACCCGTCCTATGTCGGCAACGATTATATGGGCGTCGTCTGGCAAAGCGCGGCCGGCGCCGGCGCCTCGCTGACCGTCGACACGGGGGCGGATATCGAGGCGGACACTGCACTGCTGTTCGGCTGCGACGGCGCGACGTCGGCAATGACGCTGCAGCTCCTCGCGAGCACGGCGGCACAAGGCCCCGGCTTTGCACCGGCGGGCTGGACGGGCGGTGTGCTGCCATTCCTCGCCGGTTCGGAAATGCCCGTGAACGGGCGTGGCGTGGCGCTGTGGCAGGCGCCCGAAGGGGCCGGGCCGCCGGCGTCGCGCTATTGGCGTTTCGCGATCGGCGGCCTTTCCGGTGGGCAGGCGACAGTTGCCCGCGTCGTGCTGGGCAAGCGCATTAGGCTCGCTCGCAACTTCGCGTTCGGTACGAGCTTCGGCGTGCGCGATACCGGCTCGATCGATTTCAGCCGGCTTGGCGTCATGCTTCGCAAGCGGGGTGCCAAGCTGCGCACGCTCGGCCTGTCGTTTCAATCGATCCATCGGGACGAGTGCGAGCAAGCGGTGCAGCCATTGATCGAGGAGATCGGCAATACCGATTGCGTGGCGATCGTCACCGATCCGGCTGAGCACGCCATGCGCCAGCGCCGGGCCTATTACGGGCCGTTCTACGGCGATTATTCCAACGGACTGATCTGGCGGAAGGCCGATCAGTTTCAGGCACAGGCCAATCTAGTGAGCCTCATCTGATGATCGCCACCCTGATCAAGATCGACGCCTGGGATCCTGTCGCCGACGCGGCGGCAACCCTGCGCGCGGCCAGCCATGATCATCCGGAGGTGTGCCACCTCGGCGGTGCGACTTGGTGGCCGGCGATCACGCAGCTTCCCAAGCTCCGTTATGACCTGTTTTCCGGCGCGTTCGATGGCGTGCTCGATACGCCATCCTCAAGCCTGACGCTGGCGCTCGAAGCCTTTCCGACCCTGCCCCGGCTCGCACTGGCCGATGCCCGGCTGCAGCTCTGGACGGGCGAGGTTGGGGCTGCGTGGGAAAGCTATGTGCTGCGGTTCGACGGCATCGTCACCGAGCAGGCCCGGATCGATGACGACATGCTCGCGCAGCTCACCATCTCCGTGGATGATCGGTGGCTCGATACGCCGCTGCTTGCGCTCTACGAGGGCACGACGGGCCTTGAGGGCGAGGATGGGCAAAAGGGCCTGCCGAAGCCTTTGGCGATCGGCATGCCGCGCTATGCGCCCGGCGAGCTGATCGACAGCATCGATACCGTGGTGCAGCTCTCCGGCTATGGTGCGATCGGCGGCGTCTTGGTGGCGATGGAGAAGCTCTCCCGCTTCACCGCCTCGGTCGGCGACTATGCTTCGCTCGCGGCGCTCAAGGCGGCCGCGATCCCGGCCGGGGCGTGGGCGACGTGCAATGCGCATGGCCTCGTGCGCCATGGCGCGCCGCTTGAGGGTCAGCCCAGCTATATCCTCGAAGGCGATATCGCCGGGGTGGATGGCTGGGCACGTAAGCCCGGTGAGATCATCCGGCGCCTTGCGGGCTTGGTGGAGGATGCCGGGGCGGTTTCGGATTCCTCGCTCGACGCACTCGACGCCGCGCGGCCGTTCAACCTGTCGCTCTATCAGGCCGAGCAGCTCACCGCGCGCGAGCTGATCCAGCGCATCGCGGCCAGCGTCAATGCGGTGGCCGGCGTCTCGTGGCTGGGCGAGCTGTTCGCGGTGCCGATCGCGATCGGCGAGCCGAGCCTCACCCTGCGCAGCGATGGGCAGGCAATGCCGATCATCGGCAACGTCACGCAGGTTCCGGCGAGCGCGCCGTTCTGGCGGATCGCCCTGCTCGCGCAGCGGACGTGGCACAAGCACGGGTTCGCCGATATCGCCTTCTCGGGCAGGTTGACGCCGCGCGGTCGCTTCATGATCGGTGAACCCTATCGCGAAGGCGATATGGTCGACATGCCCGACGGCTCCCAATGGCTGTTCATCGGTACGGCGCCGGCCACGGGCGTGGTGCCGGGCACAGCACCCGCCATATGGTTCAACCTGTCGGCGGCGCTTGATCCGGCCGATATCCGCTATGACGGTGGCGCCGGCCCGACATTGCAGGACCTCAAGCCGGCCGAGCCCGGCGCGACCGCCGGTGCGCCGCCGGGAACCAAGATCGGCGACATTCCAGTTGAGGTTTTCATCAGCGACCTCGCCAATGTCGTCGCGGACATGAGCATCACCGCACCGGCGTTGTTCCAGCTCACCAAGGCGGTCGGGCTGCTCAACGATTATATGCAGGCCAAAACGACCCTACAGGGCAAGGCCATCGGAACCGTCGTCGTGCAGGTGCAGGAGGTGGGCGAGAGCAACGTAGCAACGCTCAACCTTATCGGCGCGAAGAACGGTGCGGGCACTGCCTTTGTGCTCGATACCAGCACGGTCATGGTGTCGCCGACAGAATCGATCGGCGCGAAACTTAGCTCGATCGATGCCAATATCGGCACGGCGGCGGCCAGTGTCAGCTTTCTCATGGAAGCCGTTGTCGACACGAGCGGCGCGACGATCGCGAAAGCGGTTCTGTCGCTCAAGGCGGGACCGGCCGGTAGCATGCGTGTTTCGGGCATCGTCGCAACCAATGACGGCGCGATCTCCACGCTCGATCTCGACTTCGATCGAACACGCATTTTCCGTCCCGATGGCGAGCTGCTGTTTCTGGCCGACGAAGATGGCGTGTACATGCCCAACGTCGAGATTGATCGGGTCAAGATCAACTCGGTCGCAGTGCCGGTTTATGCGTCGTCCAGCGCCTCAATCACCGGCACCGGCACAAGTGCGACGGCGTTCGAAGGCTACACCTCGACCCTTACCGAAAGCATTACCTTGCCGGTCGCCGGCACGATCAACATCGATGCCGTGGTCGGCATGAGCTTCGCTGGCTCGCCCTCGGTCTGGCAGCTTCAATTGCTGTGTGATGGCGATGAAGTCGATGTCGCTGGCGGCGTCAACAGTCAGGAGAAAGTGCCGCTTATGGCTCAAATCGAGAAGCCGGCGGGCACCTATTCGCTCCAGCTCAAGTTCGGGGGTCACAACCTGTCGACGATGTACAACCGCAAGCTCCGCGCGACGGGGCATCCATATACGGGGTAACTATGCCGCGCTTCGCCATATTCGCGCCGCTCGACGGCGATCCAGCCTCCGGGCCGATCATCCAAATCACGCGCAAGCTCGCATCCGACATGGCGCAGGACGAGCGCGCGTTCGTCGAGGTGCCCGAAGAACTGCCCGCCGATCTCGACGGAACCCATCACGTCATTGCCGGCGCGATCGTTTTAAAAACAGAGGGTGTACAATGACTGACATCGTTGAAGCCACGGCGGCGCTTGTCGACGCGACAGGCCAGCTTATCGGCACAAAGGCGGAGCTGCTCGCTTGGTCGGTCGGCGAGGCCACGGGCGGACCGAATGGCGATGGGCTTTATCCGTTCACCGCAGCCGACAACAGCATCATATTGGTGCCGTGCCCGGCAGCGCTTGTGCACCTCGCGCAATCGAACCGTGGGATTTTCGCCACGACGGCAAAGGCGCTATCGAGCGGCGTCGCTGGCGTGACGTTGACAGCGTCAGGTTCGGGCGGAACCGATGGCACCTTTGCCCTGGGCTTCTCCGGAGGTGGGGGCGGCGCCGGAGCAACGGGCTATTTCGTCGTATCCGGCGGCAAGGTCGTATCGGTGGAGATCACAGCCAGAGGCGACAGCTATACCGCAGCGCCCGCACTGTCCTTCACCGCGTCTGCGGGCCTGACCGGGGCTACGGCAACCGCGCAGATCGCGGCCAACGTGAATGTCGGCGAGTTCTTCTCAACCCCCGGCGACGCCAACGTGAGCATGAAGCTTTATCGTGTCGATGCTGGTCCGGTCGCTACGCTGATCGACAGCTATCCGAATGCCTCGATCGTCGGCACGGTGGCCGGCGTCACGGCCAAGGTGCCGGACGATACGCCGGTCGGTTTCGCGTGGGCGGTTGTCGATGGCGTCGGCAATGCGGCGATCGGTATCAGGGATGATGGCACCTTCGCGGCCGAGGAGATCGAGGTCGAGAAGATCAACGGGGAGCCGGTGCCGGCGATATCCGGTCTGACTGAGAAATTTTCGGATGACGCGCCAGTGGGCTTCGCATGGGCGATGGTCGACGACGCGGGCAATGCGGCGATCGGGATCAAGGGCGACGGCGCCTTTGCGGCCGAGGAGATCGAGGTTGGGCGGCTCAACGGCCGGCCGGCGCCGGGGCCGGGCAATCGCCATGGCGGCGCCTATCCCTATCGCCTTGGCTTTCTCAATAACACCGGCGAGAGCCTCGGCGAGGGGTCGACCGGCGATCCGATCACCACGGCGCAGGAGTATGACAATCTGTGCTGGCCTGCTCGGACTACGACGGGCGGCGCGCTTCTGCCCTCGACTGTGGCGAACGGACAATATGCTGCGCGCGGCGAGAACCCGATGTTCGGCGCGCAATCTGGTTGGAAACAGGCGATCCTCCATGAGAATGGCCTAACGCATCAAGATAACGACTTCCGGCTGCTGGCCTGTAACAACGGATATTCGGGCTACAAGATCGCGCAGATCAGCAAAGGGCAGGCGCCGTTCACGGCGATGATGGCGCAGATGACGGCCTTGGCCGCCCTTGCGCCCGCGTTCCGTGGATCGGTCGGGTGCCTCTGCAATTTCCTGACGATCGGCGCCAACGACGGGAACCCGTCCAGCCTGACCGATACTCCGACTTTCAAGAGCGGGGTGAATACGTTTGCAAACGACTATGACGCGGACGCTCGCGCGATCACGGGGCAGAGCCGACCAATCATTACCATCCTGAACCAGCTTTCGAGCCGCGCACCGCAGCTCGCAGTGGCGATGCTCGAACTGAGCCATGAGAACCCGCTGATCTTCGTCGCCGGGCCTATGTATCAATACAGCTATTACGACACGCTCCATGTCGACCCGCCGTCCGAGAGGCTCATGGGCGCACTCGACGGGCTCGTTGCCAAGCGCGTGATTACCGATGGCGTGAGGTGGGAACCCTTGCAGCCGGTCAGCCATATGCGTGTAGGGGTGGCGATCTACCTGCGTTTCAACAAGCTGGGCCTGACGATCGACACGGGCAACGTATCCGAGCAAGATCAATTCGGGTTCGATTGTGTCGACGGGGCGGCCGCCACGGTAGCGCAATCTGCCGATCCAGTGATTGTCGGTCGCGATACGATCAAGCTGACATTCGCCGACGAAGCAACAGCCTCATCCGTCGCCAAAATCCGCGCGGGGCATAATGTGAGCGTCGGGCGATCGGATTCCTTCGCGGGCGGATCGACAAACCTCCGCTGCAGCTTGCCGCTGATGATCTTCGACGATGCGCCGATCTACGATTGGTGCGTCATCTTCTCGTACAGCCTCTAAGGGAGACGCCGCATGGCATTTTCAAACAAGGTCGCTGGGGCCTCATTCACCAAGCGTGTCGGAATTCTTGCGCCGTTCTGGTCCGATTGCTCCCTGCTGATGCTCTTCGGTGGTTCGGAGGCGGAGAGCAAGGTCAACATCAAGACGGGTGCGAACGCGACACTGATCGGGGCGCCGACCTATGGCGATGGTTACGCCGATGTCGGCGGAACGATCGGCTTCGATAGCGGTATCGTGAGCACATCCAATGCCTGGACGCATTGCGTCGTCACCACCATCGGTTCCGGCAATGGCCTCTATATGGGGTGCCAGAACAGCGGTGACGCCGACAACGCCATCGGCCGTTTCAATACGAGCGTCTACCCCTTCATCGCGGGGAGCACGCGCGGGGCTGGAACGCCTTATGCTTCCGCCACGGGGTTCAACTTCCTCGCGGCCAGCCATAACGGCACGACTGCCAAAATCCACGCGGCATCGGCGGGGGCGGTAACCACGGTGAGCGCCGCATGGGGGGCTTCGGCTGTGACGGCGTCCTTGCGGGTCGGCGGTCACGTTGGAAGCGGAACGACGGCCAATCGCGTGGCGGCGGCCATGTCCTTCAACAAGGTGCTGTCCGACGCCGAGGTACTGACCGTCCACGACTACCTCAAATTCCTCTGCGAGCAGCGGGGAATTGCCGTCGTTTGACCGCGCCAACTCGCGGCTCGTTTCTTCTCGCCCGCCTCGCGCGGGCTTTTTCATGTCTGGAGAATGCGCATGTCCGAGCCGGGGGGTGTTTCGACCGGGGGTGTCATCGGGATTGTGGCCGGCTTTCTGGCCCTGATCGGCGGCCCGACCGCGATCGGCAAGGTCGGCTCTTGGCTCGCCAACCGCGCCGACCGTCGGCGGCAGAGCCGGGCCGATGGAAACCGCGAATGGGAAGCCAAGCTCAAGGCCCGCGAGGAGGCCGTAGAGCAGCAAATCGCTGAGAGCCTGCGGGAGTGCAAGGATCATTGCGCGGCGGTCACGGCGCGGGCCGACAAACTGTTCTACGTCGTCATGCTGATCCTGCCGGAGGTCCAGCGCCACGCGCCGACCTCGGCGCAGCTCCGGCAGGCCAAGGCCCTGCTCGCCGACATTCTCCCCATCCCCTTCGATCCCGAACTGCCCGCCGACATGCGCGCCCAGCTCGCTGCGATCGACACCAAAACTCTCTGACCGGAGCTGCGATCATGAAGTTGATGGAAGCCCAGCAATTGCTGGACATGAACCCCGATACCGACTGGCCGGAGCGTGCGGCCGCCAAAGTGGCGGCGGCGCTGCTCGATCCCGTCGCGCGGCCCGGCCTGCTGGCGCTGCGCCTGTCGCCGCATTTCACCCTGCGCGAGCTGACCGCGAGCGCCACGGCCGACGCGCGCGGCATCCTCAACATGCCGGATGCGCGGCAGCTTCTCGCGCTGCGCTATCTGTGTGTCAGGATCCTTGAGCCGGTGCGCGCGCGCTTCGGCCCGGTGCGGGTCACGTCGGGCCTGCGGCTATTCACCCCCGATAGCCAGCACGGGAAGGGTGAGGCCGCCGATTTCGAGGTGCCCGGCATCGCGAACCTGACCGTGGCGCGGTGGATCAGGGATACGCTGCGTTTCGACCAGCTCATTCTTGAGGCTTGGTCGCCCGGCGCGGCGAACGCGGGTTGGGTCCATTGCAGCGCCCGCCCCGATCGCGCGCGGAAATCCGTACTGCGGACGCGCACGGGTAAGGCGCCCTATTTCGCCGGGCTCCCCGCCTAAGCCTTTCGCCGACCGTCGACCGAACCTGTCCAGCCCGGCGCCGATGGTCGGCGGCTCCGGGCCAATCTCCCATGGAGGCTTTATGCTCAATCTCCTATCCAACAAGGCGTTCATCACGCAGATGATCGGGCTCGCGCTCGCCATCGCCGCGATGATCGGCGTTCCCTTCGTTTCCAGTTTCGATCAGGAAACGGCCGTCGCCGCCGTGATGGCGACGATCGCCGTCGTGACGATCGTGATGCGCTATTTGCATGGCGGATCGCCCGAGGCGGACGGCAAGCGGTGGTGGCAGAGCCGCACGATCTGGATGCAAATCATCGCGGCCGGCTTCGCGGTGCTGGCGCTGTTCAAGGTGGCGCCGCCGCTCGATCAGGAAGGTGTCCTGTCGACCGTCATGGCGATCACCACCGTCCTGGGCGCGATCTTCGCCGCGAAGGCGAAGAGCCCAATCGGCTGATGCTCTGGAAGCTGCTGGGCGGCGCGGCCATCGTCGGCCTCGCCGCCTTCGCGATCGTGCTCTTCGGCAACGCTCGGCATGCTGCCGGCGAGGCCGAGGAACGCGGCCGCTGGCAGGAACGGCGCGTCGAGGACGTGCGCGCCGATGCCGAGCGGCAGATCGCCAACGCGGAGCGCGGCGCCAAGGCTGCGGCGGCGCAGGCCGACCGCATGGCGGCGCTGCTGCCTCTGTTCCTTCAATCCGAAAGATCGGTGAACGACTATGCGAAAACCGCTGCTGGCACTGTCCTGTGCCGCGATGCTGACCGGGTGCGGGAAATCGACCGAATGGACGAGCTGGTGTTTCCCGCCGCCTCCGCCACCGCCCGAGGCGGCGAAGCCCTGCACTCCGACGCCGCAGCGCCGGCAGGCTGA